TCGGTTGGCGGGGAAAACATCTAAAGAACAATCAACCGACAACTGAACTTTAACAGAATGATAGTGCCTGTCAATACACCTAATATTTATCCGAGTAAACTGTAGGGTTATTAAATTGTGGGTGTTTGATGGGCTGAATCGAGTCGCTCTTATTAGTAGGTTTACTGGGTCTTGGGGCATAGCATGAACCATGCCAGAGTCCAAAAAGTAATACTTTTCCAAAAGTATTAAAAAACGCTCAGAACGGCTCAGGATCGTTTTTTTTGGGGGTGGTAGGGGGGTAGTAGCCAAAAGAATTTAAAACGCACTGAGAGCGTTCTGATGCGTTCTAGAGCCATGTATGTTTATACAGTTCGCACTTACATTTGAGGTATTCAGTAGTACCAAGGTACTCAATTCATGGTGTTGTTTTTATGCACTGTATAAGAAATGTATAACATATGTATAAGCTGTGGATAACTCGGGGGGTGTGGATAAGTTGTGGATAACTTCCTGTGGATAACTTTTGACTTATGCACAGGGTGTGGATAAACTGTGCATAATACGAACAGTGTGTTTCCCTGCGTTGGTGCGGGGCAAAGTTGGTAAGTGCGTACTAATATGGAGCGTTTAAACATGAGCAAGACAAGCAAGGCTGAGTACAAGGCGGAACTGGATCAGGCAATGGCGGAGGAGGAGAACTGGGGCGAGGATGTAGACCTAGAAGCCCTTAGCGAAGCGGAACAGCTAGCCCATCTCGCAGAGAGACCAAGACTAAGAAAGGATGGACTACATAAGGGATCAGACATACAGAGACCTAAACCTATAAGCCCTCGGCAAGCACTGTTCACTACAGGGGTGATACAGGGGAAATCACTACGGCAAGCATACAGAGATGCCTATGGTAATGACACAGGATCAGATGCAAGTATTAGCGCATCAGCTAACAAGCTAATGAAAGACCCGAGGATTAAACACATACTAGAAGAAGCATGGGAAGAGACAGCAGAACACCTGAGTGAAGACCTTTCAGCTTCTAAAAGATATGTGTTGAAAGGGTTGCTTGCACTAAGCAAGAATGCCAAGCAAGAGGGTACTAAATTAAAAGCACTGGAACTGATGGGCAAAGCGTCAGGACTGTTTGCACCGACAGAGGTACAAGACAAGGCAGTGATCACCGCAGATCAATTGAAGCGTGAACTCGCAGGGCACATTAAGTTACTAGAGCAAGGCAAGGCATCAGTGCTAGACGTAGACGCAAAGCGTTTACACGCAACGATACCAGTAGAGCAGGAGCGGGACGTTTAAACATGGGCGTGGGCGTGACCCACCCGCCCCCGACCCCCACTTGTGGCGAGCCGACACCCCTCCCGCGTATACGCTCTATTCCACTCCCCCAAATACATTCCACAGGAAAGCCCCCCCCTTGTCTTTCCAAATCCAAGACCCCGGGGGTATATATATTTTTAGAAAAGGTATTGCGAACGTTCGTGTTTGCGTTTAAACTTAAAGAATGAGCAAACGTAGGCAGTTAGTATTAGAGTTCATCCGTGCATACATCAGGTTGCATGGTGTATCTCCGTCTTATGAAGTTATAGCTAAGGGTATTGGATTGAAATCTAAGTCAAACATCCACAGGATTGTCCACCGGTTAAAGACCGACGGACACATTGTGACCAAGCCTTATAAGTTCCATGCTATCAAGCTGGTGGATACCTCGGTAAAGGCTGTAGCACGTCTATGAGCTTACTTACCCACTCAGAGATTAAGAAGTACTTGGAGATGGTTCCCAAGGCTTCTCCTGAGAACCGTGCAAAGATTCAGGCTTTGCTGGAGATGGATAAAATAGAACGCAGTAAGGAATCATTCCTGTACTTCGTGACGCAGATGTGGCCTATCTTTATTTCAGGCTCCCACCACAAGATCATGTCTGATGCTTTTGAGCGGGTAGCCAACGGGGAACTTAAGCGTCTGATCATCAACATGCCTCCCCGGCATACCAAGTCTGAGTTTGCTTCTTTCCTGTTGCCTGCGTGGTTTCTGGGGAAGTTTCCTCAGAAGAAGATCATTCAGACTGCACACACCGCAGAGCTTGCGACAGGTTTTGGACGAAAGGTTAGGAATCTTGTTTCATCAGAGCCGTATCAGAAGGTTTTTCAGACTAAGCTATCGAGCGATTCAAAAGCCGCAGGTCGCTGGAATACTCACATGGGTGGTGATTATTTCGCTATTGGCGTTGGGGGTGCTGTCACAGGTAAAGGAGCCGATCTTTTAATCATTGACGACCCCCATTCTGAGCAGGAAGCTAAACAAGCCAACCCTGCCGTGTTTGATGGGGTGTATGAATGGTTCACTTCCGGCCCTCGTCAGCGATTGCAACCCGGGGGTGCAATTATTATTGTGATGACGAGGTGGTCTAAGAGGGATTTGACCGGTCAGATTCTTAAAAACTCCGACAAAGATGGCGTAGATCAGTGGGAAGTCATTGATTTTCCCGCGATTATGCCCAACGGGAACCCTTTGTGGCCCGGATTCTGGTCTAAAACAGCCCTAGAAGCCCTGAAAGCCGAGCTTCCAGTCGCTAAATGGGAAGCGCAGTACCAACAGAACCCCACATCCGAGGAAGGCGCGATCATTAAGCGCGAACATTGGATGATTTGGGAGGAAAAACGACCCCCAGAGTGCGAATACATCATTCAATCTTGGGATACTGCGTTTGAAAAGAACAACCGCGCAGACTATTCAGCCTGTACCACATGGGGTGTGTTCCAACATCCCGATAAAAACGGCAATCTGAAGGCAAACATCATTCTTCTTGACGCTCTTAAGGAACGTATGGAGTTCCCTGATCTAAAACGTAAAGCTTTAGAGATGTACAAGGAATATGAACCCGACACTTTGATTGTTGAGAAGAGAGCCGCAGGTGCTCCGCTCATCTACGAGATGAGAAAGATGGGAATTCCGGTCGCGGAGTATACGCCGGGCAAAGGAAACGATAAGATATCGCGTGTAAACGCAATCTCTGCCTTGTTTGAATCTGGCATGGTGTGGTGTCCTGATACCCGATGGGCTGAAGAAGTCATGGATGAGCTGGCTTCTTTCCCAAATGGAGACCACGATGACCTTGTTGACTCAAGCAGTCAGGCTCTGATGCGGTTTCGCTTGGGAGGTTTTATCTCCATCGATTCTGATGAAGAAGATGAACCTTTTTACACCCGCAGAAAAGTAGAGTACTACTAAGGAACAATATGAGTATTGAAAAATCATTAAATCCCGCTCCATTAGGTTTAGATGCCTTAGAGGTGGAAGATGCCCCGGTAATGGAGATTGAGATTGTCAATCCCGAAGGTTTAACAATTGGCGTTGATGGTGTAGAGGTTGACCTCATGCCAGAAACTGAGGACGAAGATTTTTCAGACAATCTTGCCGAGTACATAGATGAGAGTGAACTTCAAAAGATTGCCAGCGATCTGATTGGAATGGTAGACACCGACATCAACTCCCGTAAAGACTGGGTTGAGATGTACGTCAAAGGTCTTGATGTTTTAGGAATGAAATATGAAGAACGAACAGAACCTTGGCTTGGAGCCTGTGGAGTTTTTTCTACGGTACTTACTGAAGCGGCGGTCAGGTTTCAAAGTGAGACGATTATTGAGACTTTCCCGGCACAAGGCCCTGTCAAAACGGAAATCATTGGTGCAATTGATAAACTTAAAGAAGAAGCTGCGGAGCGTGTCAGGGAGGACATGAACTACAGATTGACAGAGGGAATGCCGGAGTATCGTCCTGAGCATGAACGCCTTCTGTATTCTTTAGGTCTGGCAGGCGCAGCTTTTAAAAAGGTCTACTACGATCCCACGATGGGACGGCAGGCTGCGATGTTCATTCCTGCTGAGGATGTCATTATCCCCTACGGCGCTTCTAGCGCCATGACCTCTGAGCGTGTTACGCACATCATGCGTAAGACTAAGAATGATATTAAGAAACTTCAAGTCTCTGGGTTCTATTTGGATAAAGAACTTGGTGAACCTCTTCAGTTCTACACAGACGTGGAGAAGAAGAAGGCTGAGGATCAAGGCTACAGCATTACGGACGACGACCGCTACCAGATCTATGAGATCCACGTAGATTACGACCTGCCCGGTTATGAAGATGAAGACGGCATTGCTTTGCCTTACGTCATTACCCTAGAGCGCGGTACAACGGAGATTCTCTCTATCCGTCGTAATTGGGAAGAAGATGATAAACACAAACTCAAGCGCCAGCATTTTGTCCAGTACACCTACGTGCCCGGCTTTGGAGCTTATGGCCTAGGTCTTATCCACCTTATTGGTGGTTATGCCCGTGCAGGTACATCTATCATTCGTCAGCTTGTGGACGCAGGAACGCTGTCCAACTTGCCCGGAGGTCTGAAGACTCGGGGTCTGCGTATTAAGGGAGATGACACTCCCATCCAGCCGGGTGAGTTCCGTGATGTTGATGTGCCTAGCGGATCGGTCAAAGAGAACATCATGGCTCTGCCGTACAAGGAACCCTCACAAGTTCTTTTGGCTCTGTTAAATCAGATCACAGACGAAGGCAGAAGACTTGGCTCAATCGCAGACATGAACGTAAGTGACATGTCAGCCAACGCCCCGGTCGGTACAACTTTAGCGTTACTTGAGCGTCAGCTTAAAACCATGAGCGCAGTACAGGCTCGTGTTCATTATTCAATGAAGCAAGAGTTTAAACTGCTCAAAGCAATCATCCGTGACTACATGCCGGATGACTACGACTACACCCCTGTGTTTGGCACACCGCAAGCCAAACAGGCTGACTATGACATGGTGGATGTGATTCCGGTCTCCGACCCGAATTCCGCCACAATGGCTCAGAGGATCATGCAGTATCAAGCTGTGATCCAGTTGGCTCAAGGCGCTCCACAGATCTACAACCTGCCTTTGCTGCACCGCCAGATGATTGAGGTGCTGGGAGTCAAGAACGCAGAGAAACTTGTACCTGTAGACGATGATCTGACACCACGCGATCCTGTGTCAGAAAATATGGCTTTCTTGACGGGTAAGCCAACTAAAGCATTCATTTACCAAGACCACGATGCTCACATTGCTGTACATACATTAATGATGCAGGATCCTATGGTGATGGGTCAGATGGGTCAAAACCCAATGGCTCAACAGATGCAGGCAGCAATCATGGCTCACGTAGCCGAGCACGTTGCATTCCAGTACAGAACCAAGATTGAACAACGTCTTGGCGCGACTCTGCCTATGCCAAACATTGAGATGCCCGAGGATGTTGAGGTTCAATTGTCCAAGCTTGTTGCACAAGCGGCAAAACAATTGTTGGACATCAACAAGAACCAAGCAGCCCAGCAGCAGGCCCAACAGCAGATGCAAGACCCCGTCATGCAGATGCAGCAAGCCGAGTTGCAAATCAAGCAACAAGATGCTCAAACCAAAGCGCAGAAAGTTCAAGGCGACTTGGCAATCAAGCAGGCAGAGCTTCAACTCAAAATGGCACAAATGCAAGGCGCACAAGGGGAAGACCCTGCCGCTGCGGCTCAAAAGGCACAGCAAGACATTGCAGTAGATGCTATGAAGAAACAAGCCGAAATGCGCATGGCTGAACAACAACATCAGCAACAGTTGGAACACAACCAACAGACGCAGGATTTGCAGGCTAAACAACAACTTTTACAGATGATGTTGAATGCTAAACGTACCGGAGAAAAATGATGGATCCACTGCTTGAAAGTTTACACAAGAAGCTTGAAGAACACATCAAGCAGTTGATTGAAGTTGTCAGTGGTGGTGGTGCTAAATCCCACGATCACTACAAAGAACTGTGCGGGACAATCCGAGGTCTGCAAACCGCGCAGTACGAACTTGCTGACCTTGTGCGTAAAACGAAAGACTATGACGATGACTGAATTTGATGTCAGTGCGGTGAATCTGAGCGGGGTGCTTAATACCTCCGCAGAAGAGAAAGCCAAACAAGTGCCCGATCCGGCTACTTACCACATTCTTTGTATGCTTCCCAAAGCAGAAGATGAATACAGCGAAACAGGGATCCTTAAATCCGCAACTGCAATTCTTCACGAGGAGCTTCTTTCCCCCGTGTTATTTGTAGCCAAGATTGGCCCTGATGCATTTAAAGACGCAACCCGATTTCCTTCTGGCCCGTCCTGTAAGGTTGGAGACTTTGTGTTAGTGCGTCCTAACACGGGAACCCGCATGAAGATTCACGGTACAGAGTGGAGACTCATTAATGATGATTCCATTCAAGCTGTTGTGCAAGATCCTCGCGGTATCCAACGTCCACATTAAGGAGTAATCATGGCTGAAATTGAAAAAACAGAATTTGAGTTTCCTGATGAAAAGGAAGAAAACCTTCGCAAGGGCGGGAAAGTTGTAACCCCCGAAGAAGACGAAAAACCCGAAATTGAGGTCGTAGACGATACCCCGGAAGAGGATCGTTACCGCACCCCAATGAAAGAGGCTCCTCAAGATCCTACGGAAGAAGAGTTAGCAACCTACTCTGAGAGCGTCAAGAATAGGTTTAAACACTTCACCAAGGGATACCACGAAGAACGCAGAGCCAAAGAGTCTGCCGAACGTGAAAAAAATGAGGCTTTAAAACTTGCTCAGGCAATGTATGAAGAGAACAAAAAGCTCAAAGGTTCAGTAAACCAAGGGCAGACAGTTCTTTTAGAACAGGCTAAGAAAGTTATTGGCAAAGAAATTGAAGACGCTAAACGTCTTTACAAGGAAGCCTACGAGTCTGGAGATGCGGATAAGCTGTTAGAAGCTCAGGAAGCACTCACTACCGCCAAGATCCGCGCAGACAAAGTAAATAATTTTAAGCCAGCCCCTTTACAGGAACAAGAAACTCCTGTACAAATAGCACCACAACCTCAACAGGCAGCGCCCGTTGACGAAAAACTACTAGCGTGGCAAGACCAAAATCAGTGGTTTGGAAGCAACAAACGCATGACTTCATATGCT